TTAACTTGGTATAACATGCATCCAAACAACAAACGGGGCAACAATGGCATCTCTTGCAAAAAAGATCGAAGAGGAACACGGCAGAACTCTGACCAACAGGCAGAGAACCTTCGCGAGGTTCATTGTCGAAGGCATATACAACAACGCAGAGTGCGCTCGGAAGGCGGGGTTCGCCCCTGACATAGCCGCGAAGCAAGCGTCTGTCCTGTTGAATGGTCGTGACTACCCACATGTTCTGGAGTTTATCACTGAACTGCGTGAGGAGCGGGAGCGTAGGTATGCGGTGTCTACTATCGGTCAGCTAGAGAGGCTGCACAAACTCTCGTTAGGTGCGGAAGAGGCGGGTCAGTTTTCTGCTGCTATCAACGCGGAGAAAATTCGCTCTGCTTTGGGTGGTCTGACAATCGACAGGCGCGAAACCATCAACACCATTGATCAACTGTCGCGGGATGAGATCACCGCTCGTCTTACGATGCTGCAAAAGGCATACCCCCAAGCGTTCGTGATCGAAGGCACAGCAAAGGATATCACCCCAGATGAGCAAGGGACCAGAGGCGAACTTTTGGAACACATTAAGGTCGAACCTACCGAAGAAGTGCTTCGCAACAAGGATTGAAAACAAGCACGGGGGCGGTGTTCCGGACGTACATATGGTGTGGGATGGGCTTCCTTGCTGGCTCGAATTGAAGGTCTGTAAAAGTAATCAAGTAAAACTCTCACCCCATCAGGTTGCGTGGAATACAGCATACTGGGTACGAGGTGGGGCAAATTTCATCTTGGTAAAGAGGTCCGTGGAGCGTGATCTACTTTTGTTTGATGGGGGTGCTGGGTCCACGTTACTTGCATCTGGCATCTCGGGCACCGAACATGCACGGTTTGATGACCCTGCGGCCTTGTTCTGCGCCCTGCGGCCCCGTTTAGAGGCTATATACTCTGCGGCCCTGCGCCCTGCGTCTTAACTCTGCGACCCTGCGGCCTTGTTTTCTGGGGGAGTTTCCCCCGATGACAGCCAAAGGTTAACAAACAAGGGTTGTTTGTTAACCTTTCCGTTTAGTGCTCTACTATCGCGATTGATTTACCTAGGCTCGATCCCTTGCAAAGTTTGCAGGCGGTACATTGTACGCGACGGCCTGCTTCTTTTGATGCGGGGCAAAGCGCCTCGTTTGCCTTGTCTAATTCGCCAAGGTCCGCGATCACTCGGAACGTGCGCCGCCCTGCTTTCCAATGCGCTATTGCTTGGGCGCGATTGTCCGCGCTTTGCATCGCAATGTCCGGACGCCACCCGCTTTGATGTGAATATGCGGTAAACGTGGTGGCCTCTGCTAGCAGATCAGTCCACACGTCCGCGGGAACCGCTGCGGGATCCCCATAGGTGCCGATGCGAACGAACCGCCCGCGCCCTATGGTGTTGCGGTCCGCGGTATTGTCCGCGGTTGGGTACACGCCACGCAAGAATGACTTGTAAACAATCAAGACACCTTGGCCTAAGTTAACATAACAGCGCCGCGCCTTGGCCTGCTTGCGCTTTGGGTCCGTTGTTACTTCCCCGCGCATGGTGCAATCGCCACATATTGAGAAGTCTTCGCCCGTCTTGCTTGCTTCCAGTGGGTTGATGTCCGAGCGCAAGATATAAGTTTGCACAACTGCGCCTGTCTTGGTGTTTCGGTTTGAGAACGTCGCAATAACAACGATAGGCTTTCCATCCAATAGGCTTGGCCCGTTGTAGATGATTCCGGCTTTCATGATTTGATTCCTTTTTAATTGAGATAGAGTTTTATGTTAGCAGAATGTGAGCAGAGCGCAAGTTTTATTTTATGAATCTCTGCGGCCCTGCGGCCCTGCGGCCCCGCCTCTCTCTTTTATTATATGTTAGGGCGGGCGGTGGCGCGGTATGCCAGGGCGGTGGTGCCTGGCTCGAGCGCAGCGGGCAAAAGTAAAGGGCCCCGAAGGGCCCTTGCTTTATGCGAGTTGTTCTAAGCTTGCTTGCACTTGGCGTATGCTTTCGGATCGCACCGACTTGAGAGACTTGAGCAGTCGGTTGGCGCGGTAGTTGTCGCCGTCCTCTACCTTGGCTTCAAGAACTTCGATCAAGTCGTCCATCTCTTGGAGACCTAAGTCGATGTTCATCTCGATCTCGCGGGCGTTTGTGTATGATGATTTCATGGTACTAATCCTTGTTACTGTTAACCGCCTCAGTTGGCGTACCCAATAACTAACAGACTACATGCATGTAGTCAACAGAATAAAGTAAAATAAAAAATAAAAACTCTGCGGCTTGACAAAATTTTAGGAGCGGAGCGACGGCCCTGCGGCTCTGCGGCCCTGCCGTGCTGCGCCTTGTCCGCGCTGCGTGTAGCCCAGGCGCGGAGACGATATATATCGGAGCGCCTGGGCGGTGTTGCTATACCCAGCCCATGATGAATGGGAAGAACAGGACCAGCGAAACCGCCAGCCCTGCACAGAAACCCAGTACGATATTATACAGAGTATTCATCGCGCCATTCCGGATCCGCATCGACCAGCTGGCCCATCTGTTTGATCTCTCGAGCGTAGGTATCGCCCATCTCGTATGATCCTTCATGCATCATGGGCGATGTCGCAGCGACAAACCATCGAGCATAGGGGTCTTTGACTTCCGCAGCTGAGTGCTTGTAGGTCTTGAGAACCTTCCATACCCAGCCTTGCCCGTTGGCATACGTTGCGTATGGCGTATCTTGCGGGCGGGCTTTTCCGAATGATGTTCTTGGCATTGTATATTCCTTTTGTTTGATTGAGGTAATGCTCCGATCATACGCTATGCATGATCGGAGCACAAGTTATTTAGGCTAGCTTGTCGAACTCTTCGATCAGCTGGTTGTACATCTTGCCAGCCTCTTCATCGCGCTTGCAGCTGAGCATCATGATCATGAACTCGAGTTTGAACTTGAGGCGATTGCCTGTTGATTGCTTCTCGTTAGCTTCAACTGCCTCGGTGCTATACGCTGGTTGCATTGTGTAGTCTCCTTAGTTGAGTGCTGCAAGATCGCAGCGGATGCCAGCCTCGTGCGAGGCTGGTCACCGCTATGGTCTTACTTCCAAGTGAAGTGCCGGACTGTACCCTCTTTGGCATAACGCATCCAAGTCTTGGGGTGCTGCTCCTTCCACCATGTGAGGGATGGTGCGGTGTTGCGGATTGTTTCAACGTAGTATGCAAACCCACCATCAATTGCTTCAGCGCGTAGGACTTTCTGTTGCGCTTGGAGTTTCTTGATCTTGGCTTCGACGATTGCAAGTTGGTCTTGGATTTCCATGGTATCGTTTCCTTAATTGAGTGGATCGCTTTATTGCTTTCCATACTAGAGTATGGTCACATCCAAACGGCATAGTCAAACGCTAAATGCAATTAATTGCACGCATAATGAAATTAATTCACTGAATATCCAGCCCAGGATCCTGCTGCATCGCAGCATCTGCCCGCCCGCCCGTGCTGCATCGCAGCACCTCGCCGCCCGTTGGGGGTAACTGGTGCCGATCCTACTCAAAATCGCGCCCGCCCGCTTGGGGGCCCCCCTATATATAGCGGGTGCGTAGCACTCCATCTGTCCTATAATATTGGTATTGTAAAATCACTCCGCCCTAAATCCATTCCGCTTGCATGTAGCCCACAAGTTATTACCATGGACCGAGATCCGAGCCAAGAGTACTTATCTCCTCTAAATTTATGCGCACTTTATTTTCATTTGGGAATGTAGTACCGTGATCCCAGGACTTTGAGCCTTGGAGTATGGTATGTCGGAGAAGAATGTTTTTAGGCGTGAGGCTGCGAAGCAGGCGAAGCGTTATAATGTTGATCCTGAGTTATACATTCGTTTGATTGAGCGCGAGAGTGGTTTTGATCCGAATGCGCGGGGTGAGGCTGGCGAGCTTGGGTTATTGCAGGTTATGCCGAAGACTGCGTTGGACCCTGGTTTTGGCACTACTCCTATTGAGGACAGGTCTGATCCGATGGAGAGTTTGCGTTTTGGTGCGGAGCACTTAGCTAACATGACTAAGCATTATGATGGCGATGTTGCGATGGCGTTGATGGCGTACAACGGCGGTTCTGGTAATGTTGCGAATGGCACTATTTCTAATGCTGCCCAGAAGTATGCGACTGAGTTGTTGAATGGCAAGGAGGTTCAGTCTACTTCCCGCCCTGCTTCTCGGCCCACGGGCTTAGTACCGCAGGCGGAGGACAAGGCTGGTCAGGCTGCGATTGCGAAGGGTTTAGCAGCGTTGTTGGCTCCGAAGGGACCTGGGGATGCGACACCTTTGGGCAATGTTGCTGTACCTCGAGGTTTTGGGGCGAGTAGCAAGATGAGTCCATTGAGTCGTCGCGGTTTACCTGGAGCGGGTGCTATTGATCGGTATTCTACTCCTGGCGGTATAGATGGGTTGTATAAGCGTTGAGGGATTTAGTTACAGAATCGGTTACGTTTGAGTTTGTTCGGGATTTTCGTCCTGCGGTTGCGCGGGCGTTTGTTGATTTGGGCACGGCTGCTCATAAGGAGAGTGCTCATAGTCATATGACTATGGACATTGGCTATGGTTTACATAATTTGCATGATTTTGTGAAGGGCCGATTAAGTGGTGTTTGGATTGCTTGGGAGGGGGAGAATCCAATTGGTTTCTTTGTTGGCAAGGCTCATCCATTGTTTTTCAGTAAGGACTTGGTTGCGGTGGACACTGTGTGGTATGTTTCACCTGAGAAGCGTGGATCGCGGGTTGGTCTTCAGTTGTTGGGATTGTTTGAGGCTTGGGCGGAAGAGTTAGGTGTTGTTGACATACGGATTGGTCAGACATCGAAGCTTGATCCACGGGTCTTTAATGGGATATTGAGCAGTAGGGGCTACGATTGCGTTGGTTCGTACTTTGTGAGGAAG